AACGGAAGTCCGTACTTCTCATTGGGGCTGCCATATCTTATTCTCCTATATTAAACTTGAGCTACGTATTGACCGTAGAAGTTAGTGTTGGTCAACTGTACACGAACTATCGTATATGCATCGCCCCACGCATTATCTACGTTTTGACATAAATCTACCACACGCATTTGTGCTTGCTGACCGTTAGTAACGGCAGTAGATGCGCCTAATGTTGCTTGTGATAGCCCTGTTGTTGAATTACCCGCAGTAATGTTGGTAAACCAATACTCACCACCGATACTTGTTTGAGCCATCGAGCCATCTGCTTGAATTTCATACACGATGTTTAAATCGTTATAGAAATATGCATTAGTGACTGAGTTAGCTTGAACAGTTGTACCAGACGGCCAATAGTTGGAAACACGACGGCGACCTGTTGTATCAGTAAACTCAACGCCTTGAAATGAGCCGGACACTGCATATTGTTGGCTTGTTGAATTTCCTGTAGAGGTTTGAGCAGCAATAATTGTACCGTTAGCAGAACCTGTAGAACCCACGTTAGCAGCGCTAACATAAGCTACAGGTTGCTGTTTGTAAATATTGGCTGCATAACCCGATGTGATACCGTTTTGTAAGCATTGCGCTCTTTCTAATCCTGTTGGAAAGAAGGCAGGACGCAAACCAAACGGAGCGGATACTGAAGACATATATTACTCCTTAAAAATGGTTAAATAAAATTTTGTTTTGACGCTTTATTCAAAGCCATAAAGCAAAATCGCAATTAACGCAATTTTTAAAGATATTACAAATTATACTACCAAACCGTGGGTACGGGTCTTGATAAATCAAACTGCATTCCGTCACCTTCAATTTCACCTAATTTTCTACCGTTCGAATCACGAGCATTCAATAATGAATCTTGTTGAACTTTAATCTTTTCTTGCTCATCCATTGGCGCATAATGGTGTACTTCTGCCATGTATGCCTCATAAATGTCAATAGGAAGTTTATAAAGAACCATCTCGTTACAAGCAACAAACCCTTCCATTTCACCTGCTTTTACACGAAAGTTTTCAAAGCCTGGAACTTCTTCGGCTTTTACTGGCACATAGCCAATTCGCATACGACGATGAATAGGGTCATATTGATGAGTAGTAGAAAGCCAGCAGCAATGAAATCCTGAAATTTCAGGAGCACTAGGCAAAGCTTCTTGAAGGAACTCATCACGGAACATTCTACGACGTTCCTGAGATAATGCAAAATTACTTTCAGGTGATGCACGTGAATCATCCATTGATGCACGAGTTTCACGATTTCTTACTGAATTCTTTTTTAGACGGTCATCCATGACTAATTCCTCACTTTATTTTGGCGATCCCACTCAATATATCTTTGAGTGGCTTTTCTACGAAGTTCTGGGTTATCCCACATTCCGGCTTCTTTAATAGCATTCACACGGTCTGTACTGAGTACATAATCATTGCCTCTTGTGTTTGCCATCGATTCTTTACCTGAACTTGTCACAACTGACCTCGGTCTTGGATTACGTGATTTAGTCTCATTATACTCATGTTTTGCAGTATTCGGTATATATTTTTTAAGACGATCATCAAGCTCATCCCAATAGTCTTCAGATGAAGGATCAAACCCTTCTTCTGTTAACTTTTTGTCAATTACTTGTGCAATAGAAGACTCTTCATTTTTGCCATGAGGATCGTACCACTCATTTCTTTCCATCCACTCAGCAGCAAGTCGTTGCACCATTGGATCAGGCGCATTGATGTTCTGCTTAGGCTGTGACATTTGAGTCGTCGCTTGTTTCTTCATACTTTGAAGTGATTCTTGCTTACGCTTTGCTTCAAACCATCTTTCTTGTGCTTCTGTAAGACCTTGACCATCTTGTCGAGATACTGCATCTTGCATTTTCATTTTTGCATATTCGACTTCAACTGCAGCATCTTCGATTGCTTTATCAACTCTTGCAAGTTCTGCGCCACTGGTCTTTTGCTCGACACGAGCAAGACGCTCGGCAAGCATTTCATTTTGTTTCTTTAATGCATTAATTAAATGGTTTGACTCACGTGCTTTTTCACGATGAATCTGTTTCTTTAATCGACGTTCTTCGCGACGAGCAGCTCTAATCTGCTCTCGTTCTTCATCAACTTCGGAGTCGCCTGATGAACTATGTGGTTCATCGTCATCATCAGGTAGTGTTTCTTGTTGCTGTGGTGATTCTACATTTTCTGGCAGTTGTACAGTTGCGGATCCATCATCGGACTCAGCAATTTGTAACTCCAGCTTATCTGTTGGCGTCATACAATTTTCCTCTCAAAAATTTAAATGAATGCTTTAATTTCGCGTGGATCACCGGTGACTTTGCCAATCAACTCATGGTCATTAAAGAAAGTAAATAATGCTCTTCCTTTAGCGCCTTGTTCATCTTCAAAATCAATTTCCCATCGATCTCCACCCCATTTTGGAACACGTACGAAGTCACCAACACTTGCCCATGCACCTTCCGGCCATGGATCCATTGATTCTCGTTTTCTAAATGCTAAAGGACCAATTGCAATCACTTTACCAATCATGGTGTTCCACTTTTCTGTTTCTTTTGTTTCTTCAGGAATATAGATTCCTGCACTTGTGACTTTTTCTTTGACTGCTCTTAACTGAATAAGAACTCTTGCACCGTACGGAGCCATTAAAGGATTGACAAGTGGAAATGCTTCTGCTAATGTTTGTTCGATATCATTCGACATCTCTATCCTTTTCTTCTAAAAGATTGTTTAAAATATCCAAGGCTTCTTCTAGCCCTTGGTGTATACCTACATATCTTTGGTAACTTTCAAAGTTCACGAACCTTCCGTTTACCATTGACTCTACTACTTCTTGCTGCTTTCTTTTTACTTCATTAATAAAACTGTTTGTTAGATCCATTAACGGCCTCTAGCACTCGGTTTCTTTCCCACTGCTATTGCGATCATTAAACCGGGTTTCTTTGTCATTCCACCTTTTTTCATTGTGGCAACTGCATGTGGAACAGGCTTAGTTATCTTCGGCTTAGTTCCTTTAGCAGGTAAGTTTCTTACTTTGCTTTCAGGGTATGCACCGATTAACTCATTGTCGGTCTGATGTGACTCAGGAATCACTTGTCCACCTTTAGCATACTTCTTAACCTTACCACCTTTTTTAAGATGATTGCTTTCTTGTTCGCCATACATGGCTATGCGTTTATGCATATTAATTGCTTCAGACATTTCTTTCTCCTTGAAGTTGGTTTTGAGCTTCAATTGCAGTCTTCAGTTGCTCATGCTGAAGCTCTGCTGCATCACTTGTAAGCTCAGCAGTCTTAATTCTTTCTTGCGTTAAATTATTCTCTGTGTTTTGTTGCATCTCTGCTTGTAGTTGTGCTGCTTTCTCTTGAGCAATCATCTGCATGTCTTGAGTTTTTAGCTGTATATCAGCTTTGTCTTTTGCAGCTTTACGCTGTGTTTCTGCCATTGCAGTCTGTGTAAGAGCTTGTACTTGTGCCATGACATTAGGGTCAGTCGGTTGCTGTTGCTGCCCTTGCATCTGTTTCATAAGTTGCAACATTTGCTGTATTGCAGGACCTATCTGTTGTGTCAGTTTTTGCCCTGCATCTTGCAGTACATGTTGCGTAGCCACTGCAATGACCTGCTGAGCTTCTCGAATAATCGGCTTAATGGTGTGTGTATCAAATGGCTGACCAAGTGCGTTCGATGCATACATGTCTGTCTCTGAAAGGTACCAGAGTGTCAAATGTTGCTTCAGATGCTCTAGCATGGCAGGCAGAAGTGTCGGTGCCATGATCGGATTTGATCCGTATAGTGGATCCATTGCATAAGGTAAGTGCGTTAAGAAATGTGCCAAGTGATCTTGATTTGGGAATGCGCCAACCGGTTTTCCAAGTGTCATTGCCACATTTTCAAGCGCTGGGTTCATTTCTTGAACTTTTGCAGGGTCTGGTAGTACTTCATTAATGTCTGGAAGCTTAATTTGCTTAAGAATACGCTTCTCAACAGCAAGTCTGTTGTAAAGGTCTGGATTTGCTTGAGCGCGTTGTGAAAGAGTTTGAATTTGAGCATATCGTTGACTTTCTGCGAAAATATGAGGGTCTGAAACAGGTATTACATCACTATTTGACTCAAAATCTTCAGTCGTGACATGAAGATCTTTAATAATGTCATTCTTTCGTTGCTCATCGAGGTACCACTTGTTTAATCTTGTGATAATTCTAAAAACTCGACGCTGAGAGTCATGTAATCTTGAGTGAATTGATGAGAAAACCGCTGCGCCTTGTTCGATCAATGCTTGAGTTGTTCCGACCGGCGCATTCGATGTCACATCTGCTATCTTCTCTTCAGAAGTGGTCACAACACCTTTTGCAGCATCTGTTAACCATGCAAGTAGTTGAAAGAGAATAGGACTAGGTGGGTTAAATGGCACAGGCATTGCAATTTTTCTTACATCATCGACTCCTGGCGCTCCTTCAATCTCTGTAACTTGTGTAACATCAATACTCGTAGACTGACCCGAGATCTTACCACCTTTAAGCTTAAGCATGGTAGGTGCGTTATTGATATGTGCACTATCCAGTAAAGCCCTAAGTGCACCAGTAAGAGCAGCAGAAAGACCACCAATGAGATGAGGAAGCCCAACAGCATACGCACCTCTCCAGGGTATGAACTTAAACTCAATAATCCAGTCCAGCTTAGTAAGTGATTCATCGCCATTCTCCCAGTTACGATATAAACCAATGACTGCATTCTCTGACTGGTCTACCATTAAAATGTAAGGAGCACGTTCACCTTTTGTAAACTTATCTTCTTTGAGTTCTAGCCATGTGTAAATGTGATACACACGACGAACGCCATCAACGTTCGAACTCTCAGTGGTTTTACCTTCAATCTTGTTATTTGCTTTTTCGGACTTTGTCATGTCCGGCTCAGCTGAGACTCTATAGACGCCTAAGTCACGATACAAGCCGCTATCTACTCGAATGTCATATTCTTCTTGTGTAATGTCTTGTACTTCAGTAATTCGGTGCGCTGTATAAAAGTTTCCTGCAGCGAAAGGCAAATAGATGTTGTCGATCGGCACAAACTCAATACAAGGACGTTTCTTATGGTCGTCATACCATACTTTTAGATACTGTGAACCACCTAAAGGTAATTGTGTGAGCATTTGTTCTTGCTCATCACGGTATTCTTCGATTTGCTCAGTTAACTGCCAGTTCATGTAATCACGCTTACGATCAGCACGATCCACTTTGTCTTTGGTCATCTCACCGACGATCTTAGTTCTTACTGGACCATCTGGTGGAAATAGTTCTTTAATCGCACGTGCCGCAAAATCAATACACGCCTCTGCCATCACAGGATGAACAACCTTAGATGCTCCCATGAACTGAGCACCGCCAGGGGCGTCATGGCCTAGACCAGTTCTACGAATACCTTCTTCATACTGCTTGTCGCGCTCTTCACGTGCGTTCTTATCTTTCTCGATCAGCTCAATGTACTTGAGTGAGACTTTATCAAGTTCCCACTCATCAATTGTATCTGCTAAGTTTTCATAAAAGTCAGGCGTCTCCTCCGGCCCTTTAAGATCATCTAGTCTTACGATTGCAGAGCCATCTTCTTGCTCTTCAATCTCAGAGTTCTCGAACATCTCGTTGATTGAAGGATCATGCTCTGGTTCTTCTTGAGACAGAGGCGCAATATGTCGGTTAAAATCTTGGGGTATGGGCATCTCAGCCATGTTTGCCTCTCATCATCAGTTCAAATTTCATTCGGTCGTGTTCCAACGATTTTATATGGCCGCCGCGTTTATAACCTTCTGGTGGTTCTGGTGGTTCTGAGGGCTCATATTTTTGACCTGTTTGCTCTGCAAAATGTCGAAGGCCTTTTTGAACTTCATCAGCAGGGGTTAATGTAGTGTCAACTCCCATCACATTTTCATATTGCTCTTCCAATGTTCCTTCATAATTTACAAATTTACCAGGAATATGTATCTTGTCTTTTAAGGGTATCTTATTAAGAGAAGCTAAAAAGTCTTTTTTCAGTTTTACTGCTGTTGGATTAGAATCTAAATCTTCATTTAATGCATCATCATCTAACTTTTTAAGCTGTGAATGAAGATGTTTAATTTCTTGAAATTCTTTTTCAGACAAATTCTTTTTAAGCGGTTTAAGTGCTGCGCCAACCATTGCTTCAATGTGGCTTACAGATGAACCTCCGCCTTCTTCATCATTAAGTAGTTCTTCAATGTATGAATCGTATTTCTCACTATAAAAGTCAGAAACTGCTTTGGTTACAGCATCAGGAAGTGCATTTGTACCATAAGGGTCTTCTAATGATCCATGACTTTCAAGTATTTCTTTAGTCACTTTCTTTGAGATTTCTCCTGAAATAGTGTTTGGGTGATCGCTTATTGCTTCATTGACAACTGCTTTTTTAAATTTATTATGCGCATAGTCTAATAAGTCCTCATAGTCTACATCAGGGCCTAGATCATTGACTGCTTCTCTAGCACTGTCATTAGCCATGCCTTCTATATCTGAATTTGACCATACATGATTAAATCGATCTGCAGATCGATGATATGCTTCTTTTAAGTCCTTTTCAGTAAAATGCTCAGCAAAATGCTCTGCAGGTTTAGACGTCGCCTTTGAAAGCCCTGCATGAGTAAGCTGATTTGCTATATCTTGACGAGTTTCATTGTCTATTGTGTCGCCAAATGCAGGATGACCATAGCCCCAAAGTGTAGATATGACATGGTCTACTGCATGATTAATTGCTTCTTTCTTTAGCATTCCACTCACTGCTTTAACAGGGTTACCAATTAATCCTCTACCTACATGAGAAATAGCAGCATTCACAGGTGTCTTTAAGATTTGTCTTCTGGTCATTGGCATGTTCATCAATGCTTGTGCGGCATAGTCCAATGGAGAAATAGTTTTAAGAGGCTCTGACGGAGTTGTTGGCGCTGACGGTGTTGTTAGTTCAGTGCTTGTTGGTGAAGATGAAGGTGTTTCTGGTTTAACAACAGCTGGTAATTGATCTTGTTTAGGGCCTAGACTCAACCCGAATAGTCTACGCTTTGCAATATCAACATAATCTTTACTTGGTTCTGCCTTTTCATCACTCGACTTCTTAGCAAGCTCTCGTGACTTTTTAATGTAGTGCTGATTAACTAATTGATCAAAAAGATCTTTGCTAATAAACCTAGGTAAGTTAGGAACAGCAGCTCTAATATTAGCATCAATCTCTTTTCCGCCTGCCATATTTCTAATATCAGAAGTGTCCATAATGCCTTGCATTCTAAGATCACCAGGCTCAACATCTCTAATAGGAGTAGGATGTTGATTTAAAAAGTCAATAATGTGCTGACGCCACTCAGGGGGCGATGCTTTATCTTCAAACCCTTTAATCTGTTTAAGTCTTACAGGCTTATTTTCAGTAGTTGTTACCCATTTCTCTGCTGCACCTTCACCTTGAGCTCTTACAGAAGCAGGTATGTCGCTTAATCTTGGTAATAATGGCTCTAATTCAATAGTTGCATGAGGCTTACCTTTAGCATCACGGAGTGTAAAGATTCTTGAATCACCGTTCACTACATCATTTGTATAGCCGCCTACACAGTGAGCCATTAACTTACCTTCTTCTTTAAGACGTTTATCAAGAAGATAATGTGGAGTGTTAAAGTTTTGAATAGCTTTCTCAGAAGTTTCGCCTACTGCGCCAACGTCAGCACCTTGTTTATCACGAACTAAAAATGCATCTCTAGTAGGGTGCTTCTCGACTTTAAATCCTTCAGGCAATGTGTTAGCAGTGCTCATAGGCAACTTAAGCTCATGCCAACTAGAGCCGTCTTCAAAAGTCTGAATTGCAGGAAAATCTTGTCTAAACTGCGGTAGATCTTTTGCTGTTGCTTTTGCAGCTAAATCAACTCTATACTTATTGATCTTAGCAACGTGTCTGACTGCCTCAGGGACTGTCATTCGCTCTAAGTCTTTAATCGATATCTTAAGATGCTGAGGTAGATCAGTAGCTGGGTTAACTGCATTTCTAAGCTCATCAGTCAAGTGATCAAAACCAAATGAATTAAGTGATATGTACCTGTTTAGCTCTGCTTCAGGGTCTCTTTCTAGCGCTTTGATTAACCCTGGCCATTCTTCTTTTGAGGGTCTGTCGCCTTGTAGCATATTGTCCATTGGATGCTTAAGACTATGTGGGTCGAAACCCCAATCAGTTTTAACTTCCCAGTCTCTACCTTCATTAGTCTTAGCATACCCTTCTCTAGGATAACCACGTTCTTCTCTTAAGTCGCCTAGTACTTCTAGTTGCTTTTTACCTGTCTGATTAAGATCTGCAAATCTTTCTCCAAGACCTTGAATATGCGTAATGCCTTGATCAGCAAGATCTCGTACTGGATCTTTAGGCGTTCCCATATCATTCTTAATATAGTTCTTAAGCCGCTTATCAACCCATTGGTTTAGTGCTTGAGTTACTAGCATATCTTGCTTCATATTTTCAGGATAGCCTATATGATCAGCAATATCTTCCCATCCAGGTCGAAGTGTGTATCGATCTGTATCAGTTGCTAATGTAAGACCTTGCTTAAAAGGTTTTAGTGCATAGTTTAATCCTTTGTCTGACCAATTACCGCCTGGGTCTTTAATTGCCATCTCTTTACCAGGAGACCCCTTTTTAGCTCGTAACTCTGCTTTCATTTGTTCAAGAGTAAGTTCTGGTTTATTTCTAAACTGTTGATGTAGCTGTCCTGAAGTGACATACGTACGCTCAAAATCAGGCGTAAGCCCTTTCTGAATAATGGCCTGATTAGGGTTCATACCCATAACTTCTTGACTGTAAGGATATGATGATGCTAGTTCACTCTTAGTTTTACCCCATAGTTTAAATGGAAGCCAAGCTTGTTGTTCGCCTGCTAAGTGTGAATACCAATCAAATTGTCGATGCTTAGGTACAAGGTTTGCTTGACCATTTAATACTAAATCTTTTGCTTTTTCTATCTCATCAGGTTTTAAAAAATTATGAGACTGACTCTCAATCATTGTTGCAAATTTTACTGCTTGATCAAGCGGCATGTTGATCTGCGGATCTTCCATCAAGCTTTGTATACCAGCAGCAAGCGATAAGATAGGACCTCTTGGAAACTGAGAAGGTGACCCACCTTTAGGCCAGTTTTCATGCCACTGAATAGCATGAGCAGGCTCATGAGGAATAACTTCTGCTGCTTCATTAGGGTCAGTTAAAACTTTATTATCATACGTAATTCTTTTTCTGGCAATATCATGCTCTCCACCTCCACCTTCAAGATCTGTAAAGCCTACTTTATAGTCTTTAAGCCATGGATATGCTGTATAGAGATGTGGCCAATGCATGACATCTTTTAAAGTAAGGTCTTTTCTATTTTTAAAACTAGGATCTAAAGTCAGTTTCGCTGCATCACTAGGTATGAACTGCTCCCAGTGTTTAGGATCTAGTCCTCGAGTTGTAAGTGTCTCAGCAAAGATCTCTTGAGGCGTACGCCCTTCTTCTTCCATTTTTTCTGCTATTTTTTTACGAGTCTCACTCCATAAACTAGACTTAGGACCGATCGGCATTGCATATGATTTTGAAGGAGCAAGGTCACCTAAGCTAAGCCCACCGATTGTCACTGACGGTTTGCCTGCTGACTCTTGTCTTTCTAAATAGTCACCAAAGTCTGCAGCATGTTGTTGTAGTTTTGTGCCTAGTGTAGGCTCACCTGTCACGCCAACTCGACTTACGCCTGATTGTGCATTTGCAAAGTCCTGAGGTATGTCACGAATCTCTCTGGCTGCGTTAATACCACGTGCTCCCATCACTTGCACATCAGAAGGGCTTATTCTTGCAGGTGGCATGTGACCAATGTAAGGTGGTATCTTAGCAGCAGTAAATGCTGATCCAATATCTTCAAGCATCTGCTGTGATGCAGGGTTCGTTGGTTGATATTGTAGTGCATCAGATCTTGCTTGCGCTTGTTGATATGCCTCATTCGATGAGCCAGGAGGCACATAGCCATAAGCCAATGCTGCAGGAAAGCTTGAAGCAAGCGCTAAAGGCACTTCTACAGAAGGCTGTACTGCTTTCACGGCCGGAATCTGACCGATCATATTCTTTAAGTTCGTAATGCCTAACTGTTGCTCATAATTCTTTAGGTTATTATAGAAGTTCGATCCCATTTCTCCGATCGACATCTGTTGAGGCTTGTTCATTACTTGATTTGCATCAAGTGCTGCTTTCATTTTCTGAACAGCAAGAGGGTCCGTGACTGAATCCGTAGACTCATAGCCTGTTGGCAAACCAGTCATCGGATCATATGTATCAGGCATCACGAGCGATTATATGTGAGAATAATGCAATCATATCACAAGCGATTCAGATCGCATACGGATTCTCAGCTCTTTTATTGTAAGTGTCGTCGACATAGTCCGAGGACTGTTGTGCAAAGTGGTCAAGCACGATAATGTTCGCATCCCTTAGGTAGCGTAGTGCTTGAGTCAGTGCGTCCACATAGTCATCGTGCCGACCGAGTGGAAAGCTACAGATCTCTGACAGGAAAGGTTGAATCCATGACCGAGCTTGTCCGGCATGCTCTGTTGACTCAGGCAAATACAGCAGTCCGCGCTCGATCATCGGAGCCACAATGTTCAGTCTGGTCGCTTTATCGGCATTTCCTGGGTTATATCCTCTGATCGGAATTCTTGTCTTCTGTAGGTCCTGAATGAGCGCTATACCACTTGATTTGTTCTCTACAAGGACTATGTCCACCTTCTTACCTGAGCCAAACTCGTCCGGATCTCCATAAATCTCATCAAACTCTTCTTTTAGCTTAGACCGTAAGTCTGGATAAAGAAGATGCTCTGACCAACAGTCGATGAGCATCACACGATTTCCCTTATCTTCTGATGGACGAAACACACCTAACACTACACACGCGGTAGGGTCGTTGATCTGCTTATCGGACGCTGCACAGTCGTAGCTTTGTATGACGTAACTAAACTCTGGAAACGGACGGTTGGCATCCCACAGCTCAAACCATGATCGTTTCACTAAGCCGCTTTCTTCTGGGTCTAGAATCTCTGCATGTATCTCTTGGCGGCCGAGGCTTGTCCCCTCATACTGCATAATCTGAT